GATATACGCAGGATGTGGTCTATATAACTCGGCACCCAGCAGCTTCGGAAAATCGTTATCTATAAACATTTTAGAATTTCAGCTAGGTTTGCTGATTGCGAACACTAAATTGTGCTCATTTTTGAAACTGGAAAATAAATTCCATTATTAGAATTATAAATTAACTTAATATTGTACTTATATAAGCTTTCTCTAAAAATTTATCTTAATTATGCGTATCCGTTTAACTGATTTGTTACTGTATATTCAGTTGGAGGGACAGTACCAATACGTCCATAAGGATTAATTAATCCATCAGATGGTTGCATCGTAGCTTGAGAAGTTTCTTCAGCTGCTCTCATTGCATCAAACTCAGCTGCAAATTTTTGAAAATCTTTTGCTTTTTTTGTTGCTTTTTTAGCTTTATTGGAATCCATTTACTTTTTACCTTTTCTTGATTCTAAAGGAGGCTGACCTATGGGTAACTGCATAGTTCCGGCTAAAGGCATGTTTTGACCATATATTAATTGTTCATTAGCGGCTATCTGTTGTTGTGTTATTTGTGCATTCATTACGTTCCTAGGCATCAACATAGCGTTAGCAGGTAAAGGTGAGCCTGGAAGATTTAATTTTAAATAAGATGCATCTAAATCAGAGGGCATAGCTGCTGATCCTGAAACTCTTGTATCTCCCTGTTCCATTCGTCGGTTTGCATATTCATCTCTATTGCCAGCAAATACCTGCTCACGAAGATCAGATCCTCCAAAACCTATAAGGTTTGGTGATCCTATTAATCCTCCTGCTGTTCCAATCGTATTTAAAAATTGATCAGCTTTTTGTGATGTGCTCGGTTTTTTCTTCTTCATTTTAAAAAAGTAAGGGGTGAATTATCACCCCCTGTTGTTTTTCTTAGGAATCCATTACTAAGAGCTTCTGACGGAAGATCTCAGGATTCTGTTGTGCTGCATTTAGATATTTCCATGCGTTCTGTGGGTCACGGTCTGCCGCAGTTCCGAAGTCATTCCAAAAGTCTCCTGCATTTCTAGGAGCTTGTGGCTGTGGAGGAACAGGCATTTCAGGACGTGAAGGAGCCTGAGCTTGAGGCTGACCTGCTAAAGGTCTTTGCTGTACACCTTGATTAGCATAACCTGCTTGCTCTTCTTCTACTGGATAAGGACCATTAGGACCGAAGAACTCACATGTGTAATCTGCTAATACATCTGGATCAGTAAGAATCTGTTCATAAGCTTTATGCTCAGTAGACATCTCCTGAAGAAGATTAACAGCTTCCTGTAAGTTAGCGTTTGATTGAATTAATGAATCTTCTAGCTGTACTGCATAGTTATTTAAAACTGCTGGAGCATCAGCACCAAAATGATTAATTACTTCAAGACTTGCCTCGCTTACCCCGTTTGCCATTAGCTGCTCGTTGGTTATCTCCTGAGAAGTTGGGGAATAACTGTTGGAGTATGCCTGGTTGTTGTTGGTCGAAGGCGTATAAGTCGGCGCTACCGCGTTGCTGTATTGGGCTGGTGTTTGGGAAGCGTAATTGGTTTGGTCGATTGGTTGATTCTGAATCGACTGTTGACCCTGGAACGGGAATTGAACTGGTGAACTCAGGAGTCCTACCACCCTGTTGAATGCGTCCTTGTATGGGTTCTCCGCTTGTGGAGCCGCCTGTTGTGGCTGGGGGCTGTACTGTGTAGGGTTGTATCCGTTGTTGATCCCCATCTGCGCTTGCACTTGTGGTGCTGGTGCCGCCACTGGTTGGGATGGAGCCACCCATTGGGAATTCGTTGAAACGGCCGGTGCCTGCGCCGCTGTCTGAGCCACGTAGCTGGTCGGCTGGGTCTGGGATACTTGGGGTGCCGATTGGGTCGGCGCTGCGGTATCGGCCTGCATAGGTTACCTCTTTTTGTAAACTTTCTAATGTTCGATATAAGAATGGAGTTAAATCCAATCTGGGGTCTGCAGCCATCGGTAAATTCGGTTGCTGCGGATGTGGTGTTCGCATCTCTTGATTTATTAAATCAATAAATTGCGAATATGCCCTCTGTACTTCTCCAACCATCCGGAAGGGAAAACCAGAGAGCATGGCAGCAATCTCATCGTCCGTTTTAGATGGGAATAAATACTTCAGTGCTTCTATGCTATCAACGCCTAATTCTTGAAGATTTCGAGTAAAGATAGATTGATTGAGTTTGTCTTGAGCAGTGTCCTCATAAACAGGTCCCATCCATCTCCATAAAACAGTTCTATCCCCATCAGGTATCAAGCCTAAAACCCCGTCAGGGATTTCTTTTTTCTCTACTGCTTCATCAACAGCAGCTTGTAATTTTTGCTCATATTTTGCTTTTTGTTTATCATACTTTTCAAGTGCTTTTGGATCTTCACTATTTTCTGGTAAAACAGGATATTTTATTCCTGAAGCAAAAGCCAATGATTTTCTAAAAATTTGTTCTTCTTGAAAAATAATTAATTCAAAACATTTACATATTCCATATTGATAAATTTGTAAGCATTTCTTTTTAGCTGTTGCACTTACTCGACCATAAGCAGATTTAATTTCTGTAGCAGTTACATTAGTAATACTTAAATCATCTATACCACCTAAAGCTAATCTGATTTCACTTCTTAATTGTTCAGAAAATCTAGCCTGATCAGAACTTACAGCATTAGGTGTAATAAATCCAACACGATCTGAAGGTTCTAAATTAGCAATAACTCTAGGAACTCTCATTCCACTTCCTGGTTTACCAGTATATCCAGGTTGTTGTCTTGTTATAGGATCTTGCTTATATGTAGAGCTAAACAAGTTAACATCAGATTGAAAACCGGACTGACTAGATATACTAGGACGTTGAGCTGTATCACTATCGCTCTCAACAATATCTTGTTTGGGTCTAGAAGAAAGTAAAGTGGGATTACCAAAGAATGATAAATTAGCTCTAATATTTTTTACCATTTCATCGTGAGCTAATATTTGATTTGCCAAGAAATCAAACTCACCTGAACCATCAGTTCCAAATGCATCCGGATTATTAAATACCTCAACACATGGAATAAATTCCATAGAATTTTCTACGATTTTTTTATCAAAAGCAGCAAAATTTATATTATCTTGTTCAAAAGTTATTTCTTGTTCAGTATGTATCTCTTCTATTTCTTTAGCGGTAATTTTTAATCTCATATATCTTTTATCTGTATTTAAACCAACTCCGGCAAAACCTTTAGAAGATTTTACTTTGTAAGGATAAATAATAATAACTTCCTGTAGATCTCCTTCAGGTGTGTAATAAGTCCTATATGCGTCTTTATTAAACCAATAAATTCTATAAGATTTTTCTGTAGGTCTTATATAAAATAATCCTTTTCCATATGCTAAAAATCTATCCCATATTGCATCAAGTCTTGCATCAAGCTGATTAAATTTTATTACTTGTTGAATAAAATCAAATCTTTGAGTTCCTAAATTATCTTGCTGAGGATAGAACTCAACTCCCTGCCTAATCCCAAACATTTTCATTTGGGATAAATGAGAACTTAACAGCATAGTATCTGCTGAACCACGGCCATCTCTATTTATGACCGATTTGATCATATCCTCTAAGGCAGTTTTGCTATTACTTTCACTCATTAGATTAAAAGTTTGGACTATTGATCAATGTCATATCCTGCATGTAATCTTTTTAATTTGATTTCATCTCCCTCACATTCTACCTCAAACCTTTCGTTTGGTTGTAGTGCCATGTCATGACATAGTTCATCAGGGAGGGAAATCACAGCAGAACCATATTGGTCTTGCTCTAATTCTAGATTGTAGTAAGTAGGTGACATTAATCTTGTTAGTAATAGTTTAAGTCGTCAATACTCTAACTCAAGTTTTCCGCGAGTCATTAACCCATTACATAGCCAAACTAATGCATCTACGCAATCATCATGTGAGCTAACCCCAAAATTTACTATTTCATCAGTAAGAGGACCAAACTTTCTAAATTTATTAAAAATAATCTTTCTTTGTTCAAATAAACCCATAATTCCTCTAAATCTTGCAACCTTATCTCCCCTGAATCCTTTTACTGGATGCCAAATTAAATTATGTAATCCATGATCACCTAAACATATTCTTTTAAAGTCTGCCTCTAGAGAAGCTTGATAAGCAACTGCTTCAGACCAAACATGAGTTGCAGTTCCGGTAGGAAAATAACTTTTACCATCTTTATAAACCACTCCCCATTCTTCCATCATTTCCATTAATAATTCTAATTTTTCTAAATTACCCATGACTCTTACTCTTTTACAATCAATAATATGAATTTTATCTCGAACTCGTCCACCCATAACAAAAACTGTATAATCATTTTGTTCTCTAACTCCAGCAGATAGATCAACTCCCACGCCTAATGCATCAAACTCTGTAGAAATAGTTCCTTTAACAATTAGATCTGGAGACAAAGATAGTTCACTTGTCTGTACAATTTGATTTTGATATTGAAAACTAAATGCAACTGGAGCAACTCTTCTTCTCTCTTCTAAATACTTAAGTGACCACATATCAGGCCAGTAGGATATTTCCTCTCCTTGTTCATCAACAGTAATAGCTGATTGTATTATTTGTGTCCATCCATTAGCAGGTAGAAAAGCTCTAGCGTGTATATCATCATGGCGAAATCTTGTGCCTAAACAAATAGCCCTAGCACCTTCAAACATAGTAGGAACAATAACGGCATTCCAGTTATCTTCCATAGCTTGACGAATATCTTTATTTTTAATATCATCTGAACTTTTTATAGCGTCATCAATAATACATAGATGTGATCTTTTAGATGTAACAGCACCTTTTAAACCAGCACAACAAACACTAAACTCCTCCTCTCCTGTAGATTTTATTCCTGCAAATTTCCAATCAATACTCCAATATTCGTTAGAATTAATTCCTTTTGCTATTTTTACTGTAGGAAAGATTTCTTTATAATTTTTACTTTCTTCTATAATTCTTTTTATTGCCGCACTCTTCGGTCTAGCAACATCAACAGTATATGAAATATATAAAATTTTTAAAGGTAATTTGTGAAGAGCATGTACACCTATAGCCCAAGCTGTATATAGACCTAAAACAGTTGACTTAGCAGATCCTCTAGGAGCAAGAATATCAATATTAGGTCCGGCTATTCCACGTAAGCAAACACTATCATCTCCTGTACATAAATATTTATGCCATTCCATATGATGTTCTGCAGGAGGTTTTCCCCCTACAACATCACAAAAATACGCAAAATTTTTTCGCGCTTTTTCTATATCAATATTAGAAGTTTTCTTTACAACTTGTTGTTTAGCAGCGGCACGAGCTGTGCGTCTGTAAACACTATAAATACTTGTACCTGCCATGAACGTAGCATAGCGTATTTATCACTAAGATTCTTCTTGCAAAATTTTTGTCCATACGCCCATAGATGCCTCTTGTAGTGGTCCTTCTATTGGATCATCTCTAAAGATACTTAACATCTCTCTCAAAGCCCTGTCAGCGCCTGCAAGTATTAATCCTTGTTTATCAGTTAAAACTTTTTTATCATCTAATTGTTTAATTGCACCTCGTAATTCTTTTTGTAACATTGCAATTCTTGCAGCACCCATATCTTGTTTAACCATCCCCATTTGAATAGCTTCTCGTAAATTTGCTATATCAATTTGCATATTATCTATTTCTGTTTCTAAAACTAAATGAAAATTTCTTTTTTTAAATTCTTTTTCTGACCATTCATTACATTCAACTATCGTCCCTTGAAACCCAAGAAAACGGGAAAATAAATATATTTGTATAGGAGAACCTGTTTTTTTACAGAACTGAAGAAAGGATTCGCGATCTTTGGAAGTTAAAGTCTGAATCCAATTCTTCATACTCGGTATTGGCTCTGTGCCTGTTCGAAATCTCTATTCTCTTTATAGCGACGGAACAGCTCTCTTTGCAAGTCTATTGCTCTAGTTTCTCTACCTGATTCTCTTATTCCAGCTCTTTGCTCTTCTCCTGTAACTCTAGTTGTTTCTCTTTGTTGTCTACCTGTAGTCTCTATACCTAATCTCTGCTGTCTTCCTGTCTCTGCTGTAGTCAATCGTTCCTCTTGACCTCTTAACCCGATCTGCCTCTCTTGTCCTCCTAATAATTGAGCTTGGGTCAATCTTTGTTGAGTACCGGTAGTCTCTATTCCTCTTCTTTGCTCTACTCCTGTAGCAGCGATACCTAGACGTTGCTGTCTACCTCTTTCTGCTTCTGTTAATCTAGTCTCTCTACCTGTTGTCTCTATACCTCTTCTTTGTTCTAGACCTGTCGCAGCGATTCCTAAACGCTGTTGTGCTCCCCTTTCTCTTTCAGATAGACGTTCTTGAGTTCCTGTAGTCTCAATACCTAATCTTTGTTGTCTACCTCTTTCTGCTGTGCTTAAACGTTCCTGTACTCCTGTAGTCTCTATACCTAATCTTTGCTGTTTTCCTCTCTCTGCAGTTGATAATCGTTCTTGAGTACCTGTAGTTTCAATACCTAATCTTTGCTGTTTTCCTCTCTCTGCAGTTGATAATCGTTCTTGAGTACCTGTAGTCTCAATACCTAAACGTTGTTGCCTTCCAGTTTCAGCTGTAGTAAGCCTATCCTGAGCACCGGCTGTCTCAAGACCTCTTCTATACTGAAGACCAGTCTCAGCAACCTCTGCACGACGTTCCTGACCTGTTACTCTTGCAGTAGCACGATCTTCTTCTCCAGCAACTTTTAGCTGTAATCTATTTTGAGCACCAGTAGATTCAGTCTGTCTGATGTTCTGACTAGTAAAGAATTCTTTATTAGTCCTATCCAACTCAGCACCTAATTCCATATTTAGACGCTGCTGTTTAGCACTCACTTCATTAAGCGCATTCTGACTCGACAACGACTGTGTTGGCACCTGTGTAGTAGGAGCTGGAGGTGGTGGAGCTGGTGGATATATTATCTGTGGGGGTGGTGGAGACTTACTACCCATTTTTTAACAAACTGTGTATTTAAATTTTAACTGCACTAAACTAAGAAACATTACCAAAGGAACGTTGAATACCTGCAACACCAAATTGGTTAGCAGCTGTTTGCTGTGCTGCTGTTCCTAATGCTCTTCGATACTCAGAATCAGCAGCAAGATTCATTTGTTCTTGTTTTGATTTCATTATTCTTTGAATATTAGATGGTGTTGCTTCCATTTGGAATAAACCTCTAATTAACCTGTCTTGAGCTGTTTGGCCTGCTCTATTAAGAAAATATTGTCTAAGAGGCTCTGTACCAAACTGCAATGCTGTTGATCTTAAAGCTTCTCTATTTCTTTTATCAGACTCATACTTATCAAGAAGTTTAAATGCTTCTAATTGTTTTTTTACATTTGTGTCTATATCTCCTAATGGATCAGATTTAGTAGTAGGTTCAATTCCTTCTTTTTCTAATTGTTTTTCAATTCTTTTTGCTTGTACAGGATTTACTAAATAATTTTTAGGATCAGTTATATCAACTATTCTTGGTTTATCACCTTTCTTACCTCTTCTATCTAAATCTGTTCTGTCACCGGTAATAAGGTCAACTGTTCCGGCAAAAATCCTTGGTACTCCAGAATAAGGAGTACCTTTCTTTACTATCTCAAACTGAGGTTCATTCCCACCTAATCCACTGTAAGGAATTTGTCTTATCTCCTCATTTGATCCTAATCCTTTAAATTCCAAGTCTGGATTTATCTTAAGTACACCTGCTGTATCTCCAAATATTCTTCCTTGTTTGATATCTAAACCCTTTACAGTTTTAGGTAATCCTAATGCACCCTCAACAAAACCTGAGTCACGCCCACTCATATCTATAGCTTCAAAACCTGGTGGTAATTTATTTATTCCACCAAAAGCTTCGGATATTTGTGAAAGATCCTGTATCTTTCCATAAGGGCTAGTACTCTTAACTTTTTCTACAAGAGTAGGAGCTAGATCATCACTTAATCCAAGAACGTTTTTCCGAAAGTCATTAAAACGTTCTATAACACTTTTTCTTTCTTTTTTTTCTGATTTTTCTTCAGACATAATTAGTAATTAAATCTTGCAGTTAGTGCTGCACCTGCTTGTTGTGCAGCTGTAGCTCCCATTCCAAGAGCAGCTTGTTGCATGTTTTGAGTGAGGGCTGCGTTTGTAGCAATGTTCTGTGCAATACCCCTTGCTGCAATGCTTCTTGAAAACTCATCTCTCTTAGCTTGCTCTGCATACTTTCTTACTGTTGGAAGAATAATATTTTGAGCATCTCTTAACGCCTCAGCATCTTTTATAGTTCTTAATCTTCTACCGGCATCTAAACCTGTTGGACTTAAAACATCAAGTGCATCACCCATTGGAGGAACTACGCCATAACCTGAAACGGGAGGTAATGGAGAACCTGTCATAGGTTCGCCGGATACTGATCCATATCCTACTAGACCGGCTGTTCCTCTTCCTGCTCTGCCCCCAGATCCTGCACCAAAGCTACCTGCCTGACCTGCTAATGCAGCTGTTCCTAATACTCCGGCACCTGCAGCTATATTTTGACCTAAAACATTAGCTAGTGCTCTATTTCTAAGTGATTCTCCTACTAAACCAGTTTTAGCTAATTGTTTTATACCCTGTCCTCCTGCAAATCGACCTGCCGCTGCAGCACCTCGTCCTACTAATCCAGCAGTTCCCAAACCACCTGTGGCAGCCCCTAAACCAGCTCCTAATGCAGCCTCTCCTAAATTACCTCTTCGTAAACCTGGTGCAGCCCCAGCGACGGCTCCAATTACAGGTAAATATTTCATCCCTGCCATAACTAATGGTGCTAGTGCTACTGGTGCCATCTCGTTCTTAAATACTTGTTGTTAATATTTTAAATTACGTATTCTTTTAAAATTTATAATATTTATCCAAATCCACCCATAAGTGCTCCTCCAAGAGCACCCGCAGGTCCTCCCCCTATAAATCCTTTAATACCTCCTCCTATTGCTCCACGAGCACTAAATAATCCTGGTCTGCCTGCTTGACCTTGAATAATACCTGTAGGATAAAGACTCTTTTCATCATAAATAGATAAATTAGGTGCAAGCTGTGCAGAGGCAGCATTACCTCCTCCAAAAATTGTTCCGGCCATACGATTATCACCATTACCTTTTTTAAAAGAATCTGCGTAAGACTTTCCTTCATCTACTCCAGCTGAAAACTTATCACGGAAACTTCTATTATCTTTATCATTTGATAAACTCTGCAATTTTAAACTATCTGAAAAAGATATACCACTTGCGTCACCAAACCCTGGGCTATAAACTTCAGGTCCAAAACGTGGAGCATTTCGTAAAAGACTACTGGAACCAAACGTTGAAGGATTTCTATCTAGAAAGCTTTTAGTAGCCGCAAAAGATGTTAACGGAGAACGAGATGAAGAAGTAAAATCTATATTTGAATTACCTAAGTTACCGAAACGATCGAAAGTGGTGGACGAGGAATTATTATCACCTCTTCCAAATAAACCACCAGCAAATCTTTTTATTGTTTCTAATACCATCAGATCTTACTTCTTTTCTAAAATTATAGAATCACTATGCACGTAAACCTGTACCATAAATACTACGTGCTACTTGTAATACTTCTGCGTTAGTGATCTCTCCAGCTTCACTCAAAGTCTTCTCTGCTTCTGCCATGTTTAGATATTGTCTACCTGGCTGACTAGCTTCTTGCTTTGCATACATTAAAGCTAATTCATTTTGAAATTTTAAATTTTGTAATTCTGCTTGTGCTATAAACCTATCCATACCAGAACCCATTGGTTGAGAATAATTGGACTGCTGTTTATTTGTACCCATCATTGATCCAATCGCACTCATTCCTCCTTGTAAAGGAGCTTCGACTAATTTATATCCTGTGGCTAATGTTGCAAGTGAGCCTACAGCTTCAGGAATAGGTCCAGGTGCATTAGCTGATCCTGCTAACGTATCACGAAGAAAAGCAGGTACTTGATTTTTCTTTTTCCCTAAACCTTTTCTTACAGCTGCCATCCCAGTCTGTGTTGCCTTTGTTCCTATTACACCGGCGGCTTTTAAAAGATTATCTAGAGCCGGTCCTAAAACTTGACCACCATAACGCATACCTTGAGCTGCTGACATTAGACACTTACCTCGTTGCTAGGGAATTTACCTGCTGTATTAGGATCAATTGTAGCATTAGCACTTGCTGCGCTAGTCTGAAAAAATTGCCTTATATTACTAGGAACTACCGCTTGTGGTGACCTCCCAGTATTTGAATCTACTGGACCTAACAAACCAACTTCTTCTGCTGTCGGAGCATCTCCCTCTCTCTTAAATTCTGTTGCATATTTACGAAGAAAGATATCTGAAAATTCTTTATTTCCAGAGGTAAATTGACTATTTGTAGTCTGTGACAAAAGATTAATATCTTCTCTACGTTGATCAGCATCTTCATTTAAAAACATTCTTCCTGTATAAAATCCTTCTTGGTCAGGATTACTTTTGTAAGCTCTAAAGAATTGATTTTCATTAGGATCAAATCTATTCGAAAATGTAGGATTAGGTCCTGTAAAACCTCCGAAGATTTTTTCCCTATTAGGGTCTTTATTAAAAGCTTCGTCCCTAGAGTTTGTTCTTTTGTTAAGATTTACAATTTTAACCATTTTTACCCCTTATTTACTTGACTGGTAATATGTACCACTTTCGCCTCATCCTCTTCCGAAGCCCCTGATTTTTCGAGGGCGCGAACTTTTTCGGCGGCCGAGGCAGGTAACCATTTGTTTGCCATATACTTAGCTATTGTCAAAATCTCATTACGAGACAGTTGACCGTCGCCCACGGTTTCAACTACCAACTCGAAAGCTTTATCAACTTGTGATCCACTCCATTTGCCTATATTTTTATCGAGTATGGGATCAATGATATCGTAAGCTTTTTTAATTAATTCGCCTTTTTTTAAAACAGCTAAAGCAACACCATTAGTCTTTAAAAAGACGGCTATCGCAGTAAGTCCTGCTCCAAGAGCTGCAGCGATGATCGGTTCTAAAAAAATCATAATTTGTTCTTTAATACTTCTAATTTAGCAAAGGTTTCCTAGATAATCCTTGGAAAGACTTCTTTTGTTCCTTCCCCAATACCTTCCTCTCCTCTTCCCGCCATACGGAAAAGATAATTGAATTTTTTGCGTCCAAGAGAATCTTCCCCTTCAGTATCTGCAATACTTTCTAAAATATTTGTAGGAGCTGGATAAGTATATTTAGCTGTTCCTTCCTTACTGTCTACTGCAAAACCTATAGTCGGATCTCCATTTGGCGATGGATTAATTTCAATACCTTTTGCTTTTCCTCCCATCTCTCCAGTTCGAAGAATACTTTGTGGTGCAAAGGATGAAATAAAATCATCTGCTTTTTGAGTTGTAGTAACAACATCTATATCTCCTAATGCACCAGAAACACCTTCTTGATCTTTTTGATCTTTATATTTTTGTGCAATATTTGCTAAGGCAATACCTTCGAGAGTTTGATTATCTAATCCAAGTAAACCTTTGTTTCCCCTAAGTTTTGAATATTCCTGTTGAACTTCGGGACTTTGCAACCTTTTCTCTCTAGTCTTTTGAATAATTCTGTTTCTTGCAGCATCACGTTCTTCTTTAGAGTAATTAGGACCGGCCATTATCGCTTCAAAAGCTGATTGATCTTTTCCTGCTAACTCATTGGGACTACTGGTTCCTTCATTACCCATTAACTGACTTCCCATGTTGACAAGTTTATCAACTGCCCCCTTATTGACTGCATCTTGGGTTGGCGCGAAATTTGGGACATTAGTATCATCTTCTCCAGGTGCAACATCAGGATTATCTAGTAAATCTGAATCATTTGGTATCGAATTCTTAAGAAAACCTTTAGCTCCTGTAGGATCGTTACTTACATCTGTTGCAAATGGCTGATCATCTGTACTTACATCTACGTCAGGTAAATTTACAGCTTTAGGTGTCTGTCTATCAGTCAAACTATCTGCAACTGTTGGGTTTTGTGTAAGTTCTGCCCCTTGTTTTGTAACCCTGCCAAGAATATTGGTTCCTGTCTGATTATTTACTATTGGTTGATCTAAAACTTCTCCTGGAGATTCAAAATCATTAGATTCTGTGTTTACGGAACTAGGATCATATCCTACAAATTCAAAATTAGCATCAAGTGGTGCATCTGTAACATTTTGCATATTATTTTCACGTCCTTGTCTAGTTAATATAGTTTCTCTGTTTTCCTTTCCTTTAGTTCTGGCAAGATCCTTGTTTAGCTCTGTTATTTGCTCATTCATCTCCATTTTGTTCTCTTTCTTAATTCTCTCCTTTTCTGTGAAGTTCCGTAACATGTCTTCAGCCTTTGATTCCCTTGCACCAGCTCTAATCTTCTCTTTTTCTAACTCAAATTCACGATTTCTTTCATCTTGAAGTTCCTGATAACCTAATCTTGCACCCCCCTGTACACTACGCATCAAACCTTGACCAATATTACCCACTAAATTGCCTGCTTTTTGTAAAACATTGGGTTCCCGTCCAAAATTTCTTGAAAAATCATAGACTTCTGGAGCCATTCTCATCTTTTCTTCAGAATCACGGGGCATTGGCCTCCCTGTCATACGTGAATAAAGTTCATAATCCTGTGGAGATATAGGCATCGTGTAAAAATTGGTACTCTTTATCAATTAATTTTAAGTTCTATACATTTGAGGAGCGATTCCCCCTACTGCGCCTTTAAAAACCTCATTTTTGGGAAAAAAAAATTAGAGCTATCAGGCCGCAGGTATCAAATGATACAGGCCGAAACAAAAAAAAGAAATATAGGCACAAACAGTGACAAATGATACAAACTCATGTATATTTTGACGAAAATAGGCACAAATGTTACAAAATGTGGCGCAAAATCCCCGATAATTTGACAAATGAACCAACTTAGTATCCAAATCCTGTCAAACTCCTGGTATAAATTGTTACAACAGTTTTAACTTTTACAACTTTCGGTTAGCTCCACAAGATATTTAGGTACAAATTATACAAATTCTCCAAATTAGCTTGACAAAACGCCCCAAAACGTCCCAGTTTTACGAAATTTTTTGGGATAAACAAAAGAGGGGAAACAGATATCATGTAATTAATTATTAATTAAATACAAATGGCAAGACTTGTTGAAAACTTTTAAAAGGTATTTTTACTCATATATTGATTAATATTTCAATACTTATTAAGTTACTCAAAACTTATATAAGTGCGCTAATATATTTATATAGGTTTTAAACCTTTTTACATCCCTTATTATTTAGGACTTTTCAAATGAAACTAACAAAGAAACAAGCTTACAACGATTACAAAGAAATTATCTTAAATACTTATGAAAGTATGAGAGACTTTAAAAAGTCTTTCTCTGACTGTGACTTAAGGTATGACTGGTCAATTTATGTTGATCAGTTAAACAAAGACGGATTAATTACAGATAATCAAGTAAATAACTGGTCAAATCCTTTTTAGGGTTTGACTTCTTACTATTTATTAATCAATTTTTATTATTTAAAATTATGTCAAAACAAAATTTAAACGGCCGTATATTATTCGAGGGTTTATCCCCAATTAATGGGAAACCTATTGTAATTATTGCTACTGGTTTTAAGGAAAAATCAGCAAATCCCAAAACAGGTTTTATGTTACAGACTTGGATTATATCAACTGAGTTAAAACCTAATGAAGCTTTTAAAACTAATGAGAATGGATATGGGGAAAGTGTCTGCGGTGACTGCCCACACGCCTTGTACAATGATCCTAAGAAAAATGGCTTTGCTCCTTGTTACGTCAGAACTTACCATGCGCCTAGATCGGTTTTTGAGTGTTATAAAAAGGGGAACTATCCACATATTAAAAATGATTGGCATTTATTTGATAATTTGCCTGTAAGATTAGGATCATTTGGTGATCCATGTTGCATACCAGTAGAGATACTTAAAAATATTATTTCAAGATGCTCAAAACATACTGGCTACACTCATCAGTGGCGCAAACCATACGGCCAACATTTAAAGGGGATTTGCATGGCTAGTGCGGATGGGATGAGAGACTATATTGAATCAACTAGTCAAGGTTGGACTCCATTCTTAGTTAGAAAATCTACTGATGAAGCTCCTAAAGGTGCATTAATTTGCCCTGCATCTGCTGAGGCAGGTAGGAAAATAACTTGTGCAGATTGCACCTCATGTGATGGCGTATCACGTCCTAAAGGCGTTGTAATAATAGCTCATTAGAGTGGTTTCAATCCACTCTCTAAGGGTTTATATATCTATTTATATTAAACCTTTATAGAGTGGCTTTAAACGGCCGCTTATGTTCAATCTATTTCTAATTTATTATGGAAAATCAATCATCCAAAAATTTAAAACTACAACAAAGTAAAATTAAATGCTTACTTGATGAAATAACTAGCCCTTATTATCAATTGGAAGTTATCTCAAACTTAATTAAAGATATAAGAGATAAAGACGCTAAAAGACATTTAATGGATCAATATTTTGATATATTCGAAAATAATTTAGATGAAATACAAGAAAATTTAAATAACATAGTTTATTTTGATCCCACCCCACAAAACTAAAACAATGAATAAAAACAAGATTAGGATTAAGTTTACTAGTGGCTTAAAAGACTCTCAAAACTTAATTAAAACACTTGAGAGCCATGCCCAGTTTTATAACTTTGATATTGAATATTCAAAGACTAAACAACGTGTACCAACACCACTTTATGACAATTGGGTAGGCTTAATTTCTAAGTAAAGAATGTAACATATGTTCTCCTGATTTGTTCATTCAAACTACAAAAATCTTATTAAATCCCTTGCAATAACTACCTATATCTGCTAGGGTACTTTTACAAAAGCTATCCACTTTTATTTACATCATTATTATTCATGCAACACAAAATCATTACTTACTTACAGTCTACGGACTTAAAGTTATTTCAAAAAATTATTCTAAAAGGTTTTGAAGCTTTAGACCCATCCGAACAAAGTGCGCTTATTAGGCAGCGTATAGAGACTGATTGCGAGGACTTTTTTACAGAATTAGTTAAGGACGTTGAGAATGCGGTACAGGATGCCCACATGGAACAATTAGACCGAGAATTTGATCGCAAATTTAATCAAAGGATTTATTAATTATGACTTTAAAATATTGTGCCGTAGAAGCTGACCTTAATAGATACATGGATGAACAAGATGCCCATGAAAACTATTTAGAATTGCGTAGGCTATGCAATGAGAAAGCCACAGACATAGGCCAAATGCATAACCTTCATGAAGATCTATTTGAACCCTTTATAGAGTGGTTCATAGACTTAAATGAAGGATTAAACGAAGAAGAAAACTACTTAGGTTTAACCTTCGATGATAAAAGTCTTATAGATGATTTTTGGAAGCAAGAAGGTGAGTACTTTGACAAATTTACAACACCATATGAGGAGGTTTAAACAATGGAAAAAGAAATAGAAACTTACATCCAAAGTTTATTATCTGATAGAAAACGTTTATTAAAAGGAGCGTTAAAAGGTTTATCAGAAGTCAAAAAAGGTAACTCAAGTATTGAAGTTGACTTTGTTTTAAGGCAAGAAACTCAATGGGAACTAGACCAAATTGTCAAAGCTCAAAGAGCATTAGACATACTTACAGAGGAGGGTATCTAATGGACGACAGACTAATTAAACTTGCCAACCAATATGAAGGTAATTTATTAAATTACTTTTGTGGTATGACTCCAAAACAGTCAAGAAAATTTAACAAAATGGTTAAAGATGCAAAGAAAAATAGGAGGTCTAAATAAATGTTTTATGACTACAAAATGAGTTCAAATTTTATAGGACGATTTAAAGAAGCTAAAGGTTATTTTGAACAACAAAATCAAGCTCGGAAGGATTTTTCTCGGAGGTGGCATAATCTCCGCAGTAACACTAGCTTAGACCGCTTTAATAGGCATGAATGGAATAATACATTTGATGCTATAGATGACCTAGCTAGAGCCGATCTAAAGGAGCTACAACAACCTAATCAAATCATTAAAGGAGATCTATTATGAGCCACCCAGTAAACACAGAAATTTTTGAAAATTTAATTGAAAATTATCAAATATATAAAATGACAGTTGACTATCATTTAAAAAATGACTCTTCAATTATTCGTTATGTAATTAAGGATGAAAATGAAGCATTAATTAGGCATAACAATATGTCTTTTTTTCCTACAAAAGAAGATGCTAAAAAAGCATTAAATGAAATTATTAATCAAAAGTTTGAGGAGGTTACACAATGAAAATGCTAGTAGCGTGTGAGTTTAGTGGAACTGTTAGAGAAGCTTTCGCTAGAAAGGGATGGGATGCATGGTCATGTGACCTACTCCCTACAGATATACCAAGTGATAAACATATTCAAGGTGATTGTCTTGAAGTAATTGCTAGTCAATCATGGGATCTCATTATTGCTCATCCACCTTGTACCCACCTCAGCGGAAGTGGTAGCCGTTACTGGGCTGAAAAGGTAGCCGATGGTAGGCAACAGGCTGCTATCAAATTTGTAGAGGATATATGGGATGCAGATTGCCCACGCATATGCATTGAGAATCCTGTAGGAGCGTTAACAAAGAGGTCTAAGCTAGGAAAGGCTACACAATATGTTCAACCTTACTGGTTCGGGCATGGGGAGTCCAAGAAGACAGGCTTATGGCTTAAAGGATTACCTAAGCTAACTCCAACAAATATGATAGATATATCAAAGCTACCAAAAAAAGAGGTACATAGAATGCATTACCTCGCACCATCAAAGGATAGATGGGCTATTAGAAGTAAAACTTATCAGGGTATAGCCGATGCATTCAGTGACCAATGGACTGCCTAGTCATATCAATAGGTCTAGCCCAGAATTTGCTGTTTGAAGGTAAAATTCTGGCCTAGATCCCTTGCGACCACTGGGGATGTCCTTAAACTCAACCTTAATGTACACATTTCAATTAAACCAATGTCAAATTACAGCACAATTTCAGAACAGTTATGGTCTTTACCTGTAAAAGAATTACATAGGGTCAAGGCTTCAATCGGTGACATCATCGAATCAAAAATTAAAAGCTCTTTATATGTAGATCAAGAGGTCTATATAGTTTCTAAAAACAAGAAGGAAAACGGAGTAATAAAGAAGGTAAATAAAACTAGAGCAGTAGTAGCTATAGAAAATAAAATCCATGAGTATAATGTTCCATTCACAATGATCGAGGTGAAGAACTAATGACACAACATGAATTCTTAAAAGAAATCTACAACGATTTTTGTATAAAACATGATATGCCTAAAAACGAAGATGACGCATATCAATCGGCCGATGACCTTTTATATTCTTATATGTATGCGGAGATCAACTTGACTGTATATCAAAAAGAATGGTTAGAAAACTACATCAAGCTATGGGAAACAACTAACGCAGGGGAGGAAATTTAAATGGACAGAGATAAAGCAATTACATACATTAATCAACTTTTGATTGATGAGTACAATCTTATGCAAGACAGAAAATTTGATACTTCAGAGCCTTGTCTTGCTGATAAAGAAGCAACTGAATCTGAGCTAGAAGAAATCGAAAATGCTCAAAAATTTATGGATCTACAAACTAAAGGAGGTATTTAAATGGATTCAAAAACTGAAAGCATATGGCTTGAAACTGGTCTTTTAAAAAATGAGGTCAGAGAAAAGATTTTACATAGATGTGAAATCCTTAGATACATGGGGGATGATGGTATCTCCTCCATCTATGACCAACTCCCTGATCATGAACTGGTAGATGACTGTGGATGGGTCTTAGATAAGGAGCATGATGATTTAGATCAGTTTCAATTCCAAGTAACTAGGAAGATCATTAACGAAGCTCCTAAAAGGTCTACTAGTAAAGATATGTGGAGCTAATTATGACTACTTACAGTATTACTTGTCGAGAATATGCTTACTTTGTTGCAGAAGTAGAAGCTAACTCAGAAGATGAAGCAAAAGAAAAACTTCGTGATAATGTCAATGGTTTTAAAATTACTATGGAATGGGATGAAGAATGGGAGATAGCAGATGTTGAGACAAAAGAAGAGCATGAAAAGTATTGGATTGATCATGCTCCTAGAACTAATGTGAGGAATAAAAAATGATTACAGATAGCTATTTAGATAGTAAATTTTACTGTGAATTATCAGGCTCACAAATTAGTATTATTCTCTATCAATTAGAGTTAATACCTCAAGAAAAAATCATTAAAGATCCAGAATTACAAAAAGATCTTGGTGAGATATTTACTGAGTTCGAATCAAAAACAAACAACCATGAAGAATTTAACAATGACTGATCAAAACTTTTACCCATTGAATAAAACAGAAATGCAATGGCTCGCTAATCACAGATTTGATCTTTACTACAGTCTTAACGTGGAAGAAATGTATGAAACGGATCAGGCCATCTTTAGATCAATTAGTGAAAAATTAGAAAAATCAGCTAAATTATGAAAATTTCTAACTCCACAAGAGCCTACAACACCTTTGAAAAAAGTCTCAGGTATGTTTGTACCTTCATCCTGGGGTACATTTTATACATCAACCCTTAGTCCACCACCACAGTATTTATCTATGGAACAACCCAATGTCAAATTCTTAGGCACTTTATTAGGAGAAGCTTATGCTTGTTTTGATAGAGGTGATATGGAAAATGGAAAAGCTATTCTTTATTCTTTCTTTGATCGAATGCACCCCGAACTAATCGAGGATGCCAGAAAAGATAAAAAATTAATTTACGATTTAATTAAAGAAAAGAATCAGAAAGATCCAATGCATTCATTTGTTGCATTAGCGATGTTGAATTATTTAAAAGATAAAGGGGGAATAGATATATAGACAGTTACCACATTTCAAGGTAATATACAAATCATGCGACCTAAATGATTACGTCCAAAAACTGATCTATGTTCACCACAATTACTAGACACATGACCAAAAGTCAAACATCAAATAAAACTTCCAATGCTGAAGTAGTCAGACAGTTATCTGGTATCACTAATAGAAAAAGTGTACCTTCAGTAACTGGATCTAGATACGGAGCTAAGAAAGAATTTGATCCTGATACGGAACATGATGAAATGTTAACTAGGTTATCAGAAATCAAAGCTTTCAAAGATGAATTAGATTCTGAAGAAAAGCAAATCAAATCTAATCTTAGAAAAGAGCTATTAGCTTTTGAAGAAGATGGAGATGTTCCAGAAATTCATCACACTTTAGATGAAAAACTTTATGTAGGTTTTAGAAAAACTGATACTTATGAGTACAGCCCAAAACTAGAGCAACGCATAGAAGATCATGCTAAAGAATTTAAACTAATCAAAAACAAAAAGGATTTTGAAAAGTTAAATGGAATAGCTAAAGTTGCTAAAACTTCTAAATCTGTAGTCCTTTATAGACCATAATTATGTTATTTCCAGTTGAAACACCTCCCTCCAAGTTTGGAGCTACTGCCATCACAATAGGCATTAGAGAAGTCCCACAAGAGATATGGGAACGTCTACTAGAACGTCACATGAATGGTGATTGGGGCGATCTAGATGACACAAGCAAGGCCACCAATGATCGAGCCTATATAAAAGGTAAGACTTATTGGATATATTCCGTTTACAAGAATGCTTACAAAGGTAAAGACATTTGTATCGAGACAAATGGCTACGGATTATCTAGAAAAGTTATGGATCTTGTTAACTACAAGGAAGAAGATTACAACCACACAGTAATCATGTTCCCATCGGAACGCTAGTCATTCCAGGGGGTTTGAAGTTTTTCAAATCCCTTTTATTTATTCACTTTATTTTTTACAATTATCATGACCATCGAAGAAATCAGAACAGCCTCAGTAATGGCTCTATTCCAATCAAATAAAGACAAAGAATCAGGAGTTTTCATCCCTGATATTGTAGATGAACAATCAAAAGTTATAGGTAAGGTTTTTGCCAATAAATTTTTATTCTCATGCTTAATAGAAGCACAAGAAATGAAAACTAATCAAGAAAAATTTGATCTTTATTTTAAAAAATATGAAATTGTTGGCGATAAATTTTGTTTAGATCAAACAGAAATAGAAGATGGAGAATTAATTGATCTTTTCTCAGACATCAAAGGTCTTGAGGATGAGGAGGAGGAAAACTAAATGAGTTTAACGAAAGAACATACGATCTCTCTTAACTGTAGGATTAATGAATTAACTCCAGAACATCAAATCACAGTAGTTCGTTTAGTAAATCATCTTGCAAGTTTACCTTATGAGTATACGCAACACGCTATGTATAGGATTTTAAAAATTACTGAAGAAAATCCATA